AGTTCTTTGGCGAGTTTCATAGACCTTCGCCACATCATATACTTTGCCCAGGGCATCCTTGGGTTCATCCACACCCACCACTTTATCTTCTGGTATTGTACCTTAGCAAGTTCCGTAAGAAGATAGAATCCCCTAGCAACTGATTGATCAGTAAGTATCAGGTAAGCAATACAGAAGAATATAACGAAGTATATGTAATGAGCACTCATTTCCTTATTGTCTTCAGATATTCTAACACAGTATCCCGAACTTCCAAGAGTTCGTTGTAACACTTTTGATTATGAGCACACTGACGAAGTTCCGCATCGGGTTTATGTACTGATTCTATAAAAAGATCAAGTCCTCGATTCCATTTTTCTTCCTTTGACTCACCATCAGGAACTGGATTTTGGTCTCTCATTTTGATTTTATAATTAAAGGACAGGAAGGAACTACTTTACGAAGTTCAAATAAAATTTCTGTTTTTTGTTTACTCGAAAGTAAATTAATATTTACTAAGCGATTTGCTATACTTAATACTTGACTACAGGATAAGACAGTAGTCAAAAAAAGAGCACCCATAGGACTCTTAAGTTGTTTAATTATTTATTGAGCAAATCCTTTCGATCTCACAACTTTCTTGTCTTTCACGTTTATAAGATCCAAAAAATCTGGAATCTGACGTTTTTCCCACCAATACCTATGAGCGTCCTCCCAATTGTTAAAAATTAGATTTTTACCATTTTTTAAGACAATTTCATAGTCATGTCTATCATAAGGAGCATCAGATGTTTGGGTAAAAATGTTCATATAAATTTATCCAATGGGCCAGACTTTTGTTTTTTGAGTGCTTTTATTTCTTTTTCGATATAAGATCTTGCAGTCTTATAACTGTTTGCAGTATGAACTTGATATCCATTATGAATAATTACAAATTTTTTTCCGCAGGGCACAGCAGCCCACATACCATCTTTAGTGACATATCCAGAAGGATCTGATGGGACTGGATCCAATAAACCGTAATTATTAATCATTTGAATGAAACATTTACTCCGACTACTTTTGCTTTTGGATTGCGAGCAAGAGCAGTCTCGCGAGCATCTTTTGGATTAGTTGCCTGTACTTCTTCATTGAAGAGTTTTCCGCCAACATAAAGTTGAACAACGTACTTCATTGGAATCTCCTTGTGTTTGGGTAGTTTAGCAGAAAAATCAGCGTTTGACAACGCTGATTGCAGGTTGACCTTGATTAAAAACGATGTCCACCACCGCCTGCACCTTCTTAGCGGTGCTGATGCCCACAGAAGAGTACACAGGGATGCAGACCAGTCCAAAGGACTTGGTGTAGTCTCCAAGAGCACCAGGGGCGATCCTGCCGCTGCTGAGACCCTCTGCATCGTCCTTGTGGAGACGGATCACCCGCCCGATGGTCTGGGAGATGCCGATGTAGTCCATAGACCGCATAAACAGCACTGCCTCCAGACCAGACACGTTAATGCCTTCGGACAGAATGCTGTGGTGTAGAACCACAAACTTCTTAGAGTCATCCTTACCCCAAGCACTCAGGGTATCAAAGAACACCTCACGGTTAACCTTCTGACCGTCGATGATAGCACCAGTCTTGGAAGTGATATACATCCAAGAGAAACCACGATCCTCCAGTTGCTTGCAGAAATCAGTCTGAGAAACCAAGGAAACGATCTGTTTGGTTGCCTTAGAGCAAATCAGAACCTTAGAAACCTCCTGAGCATCGATGGTCTGAATCAGATTCTCACAGTCAACATCAGCAACGATCTGACCCTTAGAGAGCATCTCAAACTGCTGCACCACAACCTTAGGAGGAACGATGAAACCACCCTCCACCAGTTCAGGAGCAGGAACGTTGCAAATTACGTTACCGTAAACCGAAGCATCATTCATACCTGGTTTGGAAATAGTAGCAGAATGCTTAGGAGTAGCAGTGAAGAAATAGCAGCGGTCAGCATTAGCAGAGAAATGCTCGGTGGCAGGGAAGAAATGGCGCTGAACAGAGTTGTGTGCCTCATCGAAGTAAATAGTATCAACGTGAAGATCTGCCTGCTGCAGGCGCTGCAGGGAGTTGTAGGTAGTGAAGATCAGTTGGTGCTTGTAGGCACGGCGAGACCAGTTATAAATCTCAGAAGGTTTGGTGGTGCTCTGGTGATGAGTCTCACCGCTGTGAACGTGCAGAACAGCAGCAGTGGTGATAAACTCAAGAAACTCGGAAGACAGTTGCTCAGCAAGCAGAATGCGGGGAGCAACCACTACAATCGTCTTAGGAGCATCAGATTGAAACTCACGCAAAGCATCAAAGATAGCAACGTTGGTCTTGCCTCCACCAGTCGGGATAATCACCTGACCCTTGGAATGCTTGGCGAGGGCATCCAGAGCACGCTGTTGATGGGGGCGAAGTTGGATCATCGTTCTGCGTTTCAATACAGTTATTATACAGCAAAAAACAAGGGGACCGAAGCCCCCTTGTGCCAGTTCTCAAAGTGGATCAGGCAAGAAACTTACGATAAACTCCTTTCTTTTCCATTTCATAATGTTCCAGATCAGAAGGAACTGCATCAAATGAAATCATTCCATCCTCACGCAGAATAATTTTGTCGGTAGCAACACAGAGCATAGCATAAAGAAAATCCATTCTCTTTTCATTACTCAAATCAACTGCATTTTTATTCCAGAAAGAGAGGAATTGACCAGAAAGAGTAGAGTTATCGTTGGAGTCTTCATCAAGTTCATTGTCTAGAAGTTCAAGAAGAGTTTTACATTCTTCAAGATAACCATAACGCTCACAAAGAGTAATATAAGCGCGAACAGTCTTACGTTGAAGAGAAAACTTATCCAAGAAGTTTTCATAATCTCCACCAATATCAATTGAGTTTTTAATGTTCTTTACCCAATTCTCGTAGGTAGAAATAGCATTCTGCATCACAAGACGTTCTCCACGACGACGCTTGAGAATATCTCCCAAGATAGAAACCTCATCCATATGCGCTTTGGAATACTTGCGCTGGATCTCGTCAATCGGTTTCCGTGCCTTGTTAGTTGCAGTCTTTGAAAAAGTATCAGTATCAACACCAGTAACTACAACAACTTGAAAAATGCGATCCTTCTGGCATTTTGCAATTGCGTGAAGACGGTGTTGGAATTCAGTAAGATTTCCGTCAGTATTAAAGGTCATAGGTTGCCCATCAAGCAACCAGTTATCATTTTCAATACTACGATAAATCTTGTTTACTTGAGATTTAGAAACCTTACGATTGTCTTTGTTATAATAATCAAGAATGTGCTGTGCCATCTCTGGCGTAAGATCCACAATAAAGCAACGATATTCATCACTTTTTGGATTAAATGGAAGGACGCTAAAAACGTCCGTTTGCATAGAAGTTTTCATAGTAATAAACTGAGTAAGTCAGTGATCATATCATAGGGCATTGAAAGGGAGTTGTCAAGCCCTTAACTCATTAGAAATAGTTTTCATAAAAAAAGAGATCTCGACGAGATCTCTTAGTAATTCTTAAATTGTTTATATTATTATCTTCAACGCTCACAAAGCATATTCTACTGATATTTGAGAGTTATGTCAAGGTATCAAGGTTAATTCTGCAATTCCAACTCCAGTAACATTAAAAACTATTTTTCCATTGGATACAGATATTTCTACAGCAGGACCTCCGACATCACTTGTAAATCCTCCCATAGCAGTTACTATTCCGCTACTGTTATATGACACTGATCCTTGAATAGTGCCATTTGATATATTTGCAGGATTTAAACTTGTTAAAGTAGATCCATCTCCAGAAAATCTAGTTGCAGTTACAACACCTGCTGTGTTGATATCTTGAGAACCTTGAATAGTGCCATTTGATATATTTGAAGGATTTAAACTTGTTAAAGTAGATCCATCTCCAGAAAATCTAGTTGCAGTTATAATACCAGAACTGTTGATACTATAAGCACCATCAAAAGTTCCTGAATTTATATTTTCAATATTTAAATTTGTCAGTGTTGAACCATTTCCTGCAAATCTAGTTGCAGTTACAACCCCTGTTGTGTTAATATTATATGAACCACTTAATGATCCGGAAGTTATGCTTGCAGGATTTAAATTTGTTAATGATGAACCGTCTCCTGCAAATCTAGTTGCAGTTATAACACCCGCAGTGTATACATCTCCTCTAGAACTTATTCCTATTCCACCATCAGCATAAATTGGTTC